CCACACACACATACTCCACTCAGATAATTTACCCCACGTCAACTGTTTGTTTGTACAGTTCAAACCAAATGCAAATGAGAATGATTCGCATTCAAATTTCCAGCGCATCAGAATATTCTAATATTAGAATATAATAATATGCCCCCTGTATAAGTATATTAGCAGATTCTTATGGAAACCGGCCCCCCACCCCCTTTTATTTAAAAAGCAAATCCGGATATCCTCCACACTCACCAGTAGGACATTTTATACTCTAACCCCCTTCAGAATTTAAGGGGTGGATACTGGTAGGGTTACCAAGGGGTAACCGAGTTAACCTGAAATAATGCCCTTAAAGGCCCTTAAAATGAGAACAGATAAGCAAGAAAGGTTCATTGAGAGTTACTGTCTTACCGGTAATGCCGCCAAAGCAGCGGAGATGGCTGGCTATTCTAAGAAGGGTAGTAAGCAGATGGGCTACATGCTGAAGAATCAATTCTCTAGTGAGATTGATGAGCGAATGCGTAAGATGATTCAAGATGCAGTTCCCGGCGCTTTAGCGCAGGTTAATGACCTAGTGGCTAATGCTGTGTCTGAAGGGGTTAGGCTGAATGCCTGTAGGGATGTACTGGATAGGGCTGGGTTTAAGCCTGTAGAGAGACAGGAAATCTCCCATGTGGAAACAAGTTCTATTGAAGAGTTAGAACAAGAGTTAAAGGCACTATTGAATTAGTTGCACTTATGAGACCTTATGAAGAACGCTTACTGCGACCTTTATAGGGGATTTGAATTAAATGACCTTATGAGAGATAGTTGGAAATCTATAAAGGTCACAGGATTATCCCACACAAGTAATTGATTTTAAAAGAGTATTTCACATTGCTTAGTGACCCCTATAGAGAGATAATATGAGCCATGTGAGATCATTCAGTGAGGGAGGCCCAGAGGGAGAGTACCTGTATACAATCCAGAATGGGAAGAAAGTCCGTATAGGAGGCCCATACCCTAGCCCAGAACACGCTACAGCGATGTCTAAAGCAGTCTCTGAGGCCGTTGGTGAAGGTTCTATAGCGGAGTACAAGAAGTGGTTATCTTCTAATAATGACCTCTTCAAAATGGACACTAGTATGAGGGGACTGTTAGACCCAGAAAGGAAACCTAGCAAAGCAACCCTGTACGCCAACGCACCATTAGGCTTGATTGCAGGAGTTAGTCCGGAAGATTGGACATACCATACAAGATATTCCGCCACAAAAGACATTCCTTGGGACTCGCCTGATGAAGAAAGAAGGGCTGTGTCAGCAGACAAAACGAAAGACCTAATTAATAGGACGGGGGAGTTGTCTTACCTAGATAAGATTAAACTGAGCATTGCTGGCGGAATGCACCAAGGGTTTCAAGGACTCCCGGCAACTGCGCTGGGTATGAGATTCCCGGCATATCATACAAAAAGGTATCCTAACTACCAAGATTATCTGGGGAATCTTGATAGTATTTGGGACTCCCCAAGAAAGAAGAAGAAAAGTGCCAACTAGAAAAGTAAAAGGTGGCTGGAGATGGGGCAGCAAGGGTAAGGTCTACAAGACTAAAAAGGAAGCAGACAAACAAGGTAAGGCGATATATGCCAGCGGTTACAAAAGCAGAACTAGAAAAAGCAGTTGAAATAGCCAAGGAACTAAGGCAGCGTGAACGCTATAACAAGATAGACGTTTACGATCCCTACCCCTACCAGTTAGAGTTCCACTCCACTAGCAAGGAGAATAACCAACGCTTATTAATGGCTGCCAACAGAATAGGTAAATCTTATTGTGGTGCAGCAGAGATGAGTTATCACTTATCAGGATTATACCCTGATTGGTGGGAAGGACGCAAGTTCAGACAACCCATTACAGCATGGGCAGGTGGTGTGTCAAACGAAACCACCAGAGATATTGTACAAGCAGAATTACTGGGTTCCCCCGATGATCCCGAAGCCTTTGGCTCTGGCGCGATTCCACGCAGACTAATAATAAAAACGGAACGCAAACCCGGAGTACCAAATGCCAAGTCCGTAGCCCTCGTACGGCACATTTCCGGTGGGAACTCATCTTTACACTTCAAAGCCTATGAGATGGGCGTTGATAAATGGCAGGGCAGATCAGTCGATGTAGTATGGCTGGATGAAGAACCCAGTAGGGAACTGTACTCCCAAGCCGTGACACGAACCCTTGATAGGAGGGGGATGGTTTACATGACCTTCACTCCTGAGCATGGGATGACAGAGACTGTTGCGGCCTTTATGAACAACATTCAAAAGTCGCAGTCCCTGACAAACGCCACATGGGATCACGCATCTGAGAAGATAACCTCTATGAGAGGTGCGGCTGGTCACCTATCAGAAGATGTGATGACCCAGATTCTCTCTGCCTACTCGCCACATGAGAGGGAGATGAGAAGGTATGGCAGACCCTCTATTGGTTCAGGACTTGTGTTCCCTATCAATGAGGAAAGCCTGATGATCTCCCCCATAGAGATAGAGGAGCATTGGCCTAGAATAGCAGCCATAGACTTTGGCTGGGATCACCCCACAGCAGTAGTATGGTGTGCGGTTGACATAGAAGAGGAAACTTTCTACATATACGACTGCTATAGAGCATCTAAAGCAAGTCCTACATCACACTCAGAGGTTATAAGGCAAAGACCCTCATTCATACCCATCGCCTACCCACATGACGGAAATCGCAGGGATAGCATGGGGAATCCGGGTCTAGCCGATCAGTACAGGAATCTAGGGTGTAACTTCCTTCTAGAGCATTTCACCAACCCTGTACCATTAGGAGGGAAGAAAGGCTCCAACTCCATCGAGGAAGGCGTCATGGCGATGCTTCAATCTATGGAGGCTGGTAAGTTTAAAGTGTTCTCTACTCTCGCTCCTTGGTTTGAGGAGTTCAGAATGTATCATAGAAAGGACGGTAAGACCGTTCCATTGAGGGATGATTTAATGGCTGCAACAAGGTATGCCTTCCAATCACAAAGATATGCTGTTGCTGGCTCCGATCCAGCATGGACTGGCGATCTAACATACAGGAACTACGGAATTGTCTGATAACGAAACAGAATTAGTATCACGGATACGTCAAGAGATAGCAGATTCTCTTGGGTATGATGGTGAAATATCTCTACAGCGAGAGAAGGCTATAAAGTATTACTATGCCCTACCATTCGGTAATGAGGTAGATGGCCGCAGTCAGTACGTTGACTCTACTGTACAGGACACTGTGGAATGGATTAAGCCCTCTTTAATGAGGGTATTCGCGTCTGGTGACGAGATGGTTAAGTTCTCTCCTCACGGCCCTGAAGATGTGGACGCGGCTAAACAAGCCACCGACTACGTTAACTACGTCTTCACCAAAGATAACCCCGGCTGGGAAATCCTCTACTCATGGTTCCATGATGCCCTCCTACAGAAGAACGGTATAGTGAAGGTATGGTGGGACGAGTATGAAGAGCCAGAAAGAGAGGAATACTCTGGGCTTAGTGAGGAAGATTTACAAATACTCATAACGCCTACAACTGTGGAGGTTGTAGAGCATACTGTATCTGACGTAGGGTTGCATGACGTTGTGGTACTACGCTCCTCTTATGGCGGAAGAGTCCACATAGAGAACGTACCGCCTGATGAATTCCTCATCTCAAGAGAGGCGAAAGGAATACAGGATGCGCGATTCGTCTGCCATAGAGTAAAGAAAACTGTATCAGAACTAAGGATAATGTACCCTGATGATGACTTTGATGTGGCTGAGTTAGGCGGAGGATACAACGAGGAAGTATACAATGCAGAAAGACTGGCTCGTTACGAGTTTGATGACTCCTTTTCTTGGGGTGACGGACTTAACGAAAATGGTGAAGAGGCTCTAAGAGAGTATTGGTTACATGAATCCTTCATCAGAACAGATTACAACGATGACGGTATTGCAGAACTAAGGAAGGTTTGTACAATAGGGGATTATATATTCTCAAATGAAGAGATAGACAAGGTTCCTCTTGTCTCTATCACTCCTTTAAAGATACCACATAAGTTCTTTGGCCTGTCGGTTGCTGATCTAGTAATGGATTTGCAACTCATAAAAAGTACGCTCATGCGAAATCTCATGGACAACGCCTATAACCAGAACTTTGGTAGGTACGCCGTCCTTGAAGGTCAGGCGAATCTGGATGATTTGCTCACCCAGCGCCCGGGCGGTGTAGTAAGAGTTAAATCCCCCAACGCTGTCATGCCCTTGGCTACCCCTCCCCTACAGCCAGAATCATTCCAGATGCTTGGATATCTTGACGAGGTAAGAGAGGCTAGGACAGGAGTTAACAAGAATACACAAGGTATCAACGCAGACGCCCTGACAAGCCATACAACGGCTACAGCGGTGAACGCGGTGATGACCAATGCCCAGTCAAGGGTAGAGTTAATTGCCCGTCAGTTTGCGGAGACAGGTGTTAAAGAACTGATGTATTGTATATACGAACTCCTACTAAAGAACCAAGATAAGGAACGAATGGTGATGTTACGGAACGAGTGGGTTCCTGTTCGCCCTGATATGTGGAGTGACAAGATGGACTGCACTGTATCTGTTGCTTTGGGCAATGGCTCAAAGGATCAGCAGATGTCGCACCTATCTCAGATGTTACAGTTCGCATCACAGGCGATGCAGGGTGGGCTACCAATCGTAACCCCAGAGAATATGTACAATCTAGGGGCCGCATTGATTAAAGCAATGGGCTACCAGAATGTAGATGACTTCTTAACTAAACCACCACCGCCTCAACCAGAACAGCCTAACCCTGAAGAACAGATGGCTAAGATGGAAATGGAACTCAAGCAGAAAGAGTTAGAGATTAAGGCGGCTGATGTACAGGTTAAGATGCAGAAGATTCAACAGGACGCTCAGAAGGATGCGGTAGACGCACAACTTAAAGTTGCAGAACTCGCGCTAGAGAAAGAACAGAACAGAGCAGTAGCCATAGGAGCCACATGATTGACATCGAAAGAGAACGTCACGCAAAAAACCTCTTACAAGACACATTACTGCAAGAATCATTCGACACACTAGAAAAGAATTTACAGGACACATGGAATGGTTCCGGTGTTCACGATGTAGATACGAGGGAGCAGTGTTGGCTCTCGTTAAGACTCCTTGAACGGATACGCCTTCATCTAACCAGTATCGTTGATACCGGAGATATGGCGAGGAAGATCGAGGAATACCAAATCTAAGGAGAATTTAAAATGGCGGATACGCAACCAGCCCCGCAAGCACCGGCTGCAATACAGCCAATATCCGCGCTCGGTGGAAGTATTACTGAAGCGCAGGAAGCATTACTTGGACTACTGGAACCTGAAGAGGAGAAACCGGAAACTCAAGAAAGCGCCCCTACTGAAGATGTTGAAGAGTCTACTGAGGAAACTCAAGACGAACCATTGGAAGAGGTTTCTGAAGATGAAGAATATTCCGTTGAGGAAGAAGAAGAATCTGAAGAAGAGTCAGAAGAAGATGAGGTTGAAGAGGAATCTGATGTTTACGCCGTCAAAGTTGATGGTGAAGAACTTGAGGTAAGCCTTGACGAACTTATTAAGGGATACTCCCGTTACTCTGACTATACCAGAAAGACGCAAAAAATATCTGAACAAAGGCGAGAAGTTGAAGAATTATCCAATAGGTATAATTCTGAAGTTGCCCAAATTCAGCAAGAGCGTCAGCAGTACATTGATGGATTACAACAAGCAATGCAATCCTCCCTGTCTGTTTTGGACGAGTTCTCTACCATTGATTGGGAACATCTCAGGTCTACCGACCCTATAGCATTCGTCACTAAAAAAGATGAATACAGAGATGTCCAAGAAAGGATACAGCGATCTCAGTACGAACAACAGATGGCCTCCCAAAAACAACAAGAAGAGATGGCAAGAGCAAGACAGCAAACTCTAGCACATGAGAGAAGTGCTATAGTGGAAAAAATCCCTGAATGGGGTGATCCAGAAAAGCAAGCAGTCTTGGCGCAGGAACTAAAAGGATACGCTTCTGATCAGGGGTTTTCCCAAGAAGAGTTAGCGTCCTTGGTAGATCACCGCTCTCTGGTTGTTCTTAGAAAGGCTATGCTTTATGACAAGGCGCATTCTTCAGATATAGTTAAGAAAAAACTGAAGAACAAACCTACCGTTATAAGGGCTGGGTCAGGCGGGAATAAAAAAGCATCTGAGAAATCCAAACGTGCTGCATCAATGAAGCGTCTCCAAGGGTCTGGCCGCATCGACGATGCGTCTGCACTCCTAGAGGATTTTATAGACATTTAACTAAGGAGGAAATGCTATGGCAGTTCCCGCACAAACTAGGCAAACCTACGGTGCTATTGGCATCCGTGAAGACCTAAGCAATATTATATACAACATTAGTCCAATGGACACCCCATTTCTAAGTTCAGTGGGGAAAGGATCGTGTGACAACACGAACTTTGAAT